CTTCGCAAGCTGGCGGCCGAAGCAGCACAGGCCGAACTGGATCTGGCGAGAGATCGGAAGCTGGTCGCACCGATTGGCGAGTTCGAGCGGGCCCGCGCCATGGAGAACGCGACCATCCGCGCCAACATCATGAACGTGCCGGGCCGCGTGGTCACCCAGCTCATCGGAGAGACCAGTGAAGCCCGGTTCAAGGAAGTGCTGTCTGCCGAACTAATCCAGGCACTGGAATCGGCGGCGGATTCAGATGTCGATCTGGAGCCTGAAGAAGAGGAGCCAGATGCAGCCTGAAACCGTTGAGCAGTTCAGCAACCCGGCCGGCGTAGTCCGGGCGCTGAAACGGGCGGCCAACCACCTTATCCCGCCGGCCCCGCTCAAGCCTTCCCAGTGGGCAGAGGAAAACGTCCGCATCGCTGCAGGCAACGCGATCCCTGGGCCGATCCGGTTTGCCAATGCGCCCTACCAGCGTGAACCGATGGACATGGCCACCCACCCGGGCTGTCACCGGATCTCTCTGATGTGGGGTGCTCAGGTGGGCAAGACCCAGCTGGCCCTCTGCGTTCAAGGCTATTTCATTGCCCACGAGCCGAAGAGTCAGATGATGATGCAGCCCAGCCAGGGCGATCTGACCACCTGGCTGGAAACCAAGTTCAACCCGATGGTCGACACCAACCCGGTGCTGCAGGATCTGATTGCCAAGCCCCGCAGCCACGAGGGCGTGAACAACCAGCGGATGAAGAGCTACCCGGGCGGCTTCATGATGTATGCCTGGGCCGGATCAACCAAGACAATGCGCGGGCGCTCTGCACCACTGATTGTGGCGGACGAAATCGACGGCTACGGCGGCACCCCGGAAGGTGATGAGGTGCAGCTGCTCTGGCAACGGGCCGCAACTTTTGGTGACCAGCGCCTGCTTCTCGAGATATCAACACCCACCATCAAGGACGAATCTCGGATTGAAGCCGCTTTCCTGCAGGGTGACCAGCGTCACTTCTACGTGGCCTGCCCTCACTGCGACCATCACCAGCGCCTGAACTGGGACCGGGTGACCTGGGACAAGGATGAAGATGGCCACCACCTACCCGAGACTGCCAGGTATATCTGCGAAGAGTGCGGCACGCTGTGGAATGACGGCGAGCGCATCGCGGCAATCCGCACTGCTGAACAGGTGGGCGCTGGATGGAAAGCCAGTAAGCCCTTCCGGGGCCACGCCAGTTACCATCTCAATGAGTTGTATTCCTGCTTCCGCCGGTTGCGGGACATTGTCCAATCCTTCTTGGACAAGAAAGCCGCCAATGACCTGCAGTCATTCGTGAACGTTTCGCTGGCGGAGACCTGGGAAGAGCAAGGCGAACAGGCTGACTCCCATGTACTGATGCAGCGTGCTGAAGAATATCCTGATCCGGTACCAGCTGGCGGCGTGGTGCTGACGTCAGGCATAGACATGCAGCAGGACCGCCTGGAAGTGGAGACCGTGGCCTGGGGCCGTGGTGAGGAATCATGGTCCATCGATTACACCGTGCTGTGGGGTGACCCGCTCCGGGATGAGGTCTGGCAGGATCTGGACGATTACCTGGCAACAACGTGGAAGCATGAGTCTGGCGCTCACCTCGGCATCATCGCAGCCTGTCTGGATACCGGTGGAAGCACCGGCTATACCCAAAGAGCCTACGAATACGCCCGCCGGAAAACGGGCCGCCGGCTGTTTGCCATCAAAGGTGTGGGCGGCTGGGATCGGCCAGTGGTTACGGCACCTTCCAGGAAGAAAACCGGGCGGGGCCAGAGGAAGGTGGATCTGTTCTCCGTTGGTACGGATGAGGCAAAGCTCACCGTTATGCGCCGTCTGGCAGTTGCCGAGCCCGGGCCCGGGTACACCCATATCCCTGCCGATCGTGAAGCCGAGTGGTTCCACCAGATCACCGCCGAGAAGCTGGTCACCAAGTACATCAAGGGTGTGGCGAAACGTGAATGGCACCAGACCCGCCCACGAAATGAGGCGCTGGACTGCCGGGTCTACGCCTATGCCGCACTAAAGATAGCCAGCCCCAATATCCGACGCCATGCCGAGCGGCTCAAAGCCACGAGCGAAGAAGAGACAGAGGAAGCCATAGAGAGGCCCATACGAAAGCGGGCAGAACCTGAAAACTCTGAACCACTGCCAGCGGAGGGTCAGAAGCCCAAACGCAAGACTAGACGCAGAACTTCCAGATCCCGGAAAAGCTGGGTTAACAACTGGTGATGCATGTCATTGATTCCTGAACAGCTTGCAGCGGGCCTATCCGTTTCCTTCCTGGTCTCGCTGGCGGATTACTCGGCGCCTGAGTGGCAGGCCAAGCTGATCCTGCGCGGCCCGGCCAGCATCGATCTTGATTCCGTTGCCGAGGATTCCAGCCACCGCTTTACGAAGACGCCGACCGTCACGGCTCAGTGGCAGGCCGGCGATTACTGGTACAGCCTGCGCGTCACAGATGGCACCGATATCCACGAGGTGGAATCTGGCCGGATCACCATCACCCCGGACCTGGAAGCCCAGGCCAGCGGATACGACGGCAGTACCCACCCTGAAAAGGTCCTGGCTGCGATTGAGGCAGTGATTGAAGGCCGCGCCTCCAAAGACCAGGACAGCTACCGCATTAATAACCGGGAGCTCCGAAGAACCCCGATCAGCCAGCTCCTCAAGTTGCGCGACCAGTACCGCCGTGAAGTGAAGCGGCTGAACGATGCCCGGCGCGGCAAAAACGTACTTGGACGCCAGATATTAGCGAGGTTCGGCCACGGTGTTTGAAAAGTGGAAGCGAAATAAAGACCAGGCACAGCCTGCAACCACAGAGCAGACCGCGCCATCTGGAAAGATGCGCACCATTCGCCGAGCACTCGCCCGTTCCCTGCTGGGTCAGGCCCGCGCCGATCGCTTGTCTGCCGATCTTCCGACGACTCCGGTGCCGGCGGATCAGTTCATCGACAAGAACCAGCGGGCCCTGGTTGCTCGTTCCCGGCATCTGATCCTAAGCAACGATTACGCTCGCGGGTTTGTGCGGGAGTGTCGCCAGAACATCGTAGGCCGGAAAGGTATTCAGCTGCAGGCGCTGGCGAAAGATCCGGATGGCTCTCTCGATGAGCGGGCCAATGACGCCATTGAGGCCGACTTCTTCGCTTGGTGTGATCGCCTGATCTGTGACGTGGCCGGCCGCCGTTCCTTCCGGCAGCTGTGTAGCCGTGCTGTCGAGGATGCTGCCAGCAACGGTGAATTTATGTTCCGGATGGTGTTCGGGAAAAACCTGAATCCGTGGGGCCTTGCCCTGCAGGTTCTGGACCCGCAGCGCTGTCCCGTGGAAGTGAACGAGGACCGACTGCCCGGCGGGTATTTCATTCGCCAGGGCATCAAGTACAACCAGTGGGGCCGCCCAGTCGCCTATCTGTTCGGCACTGTTGACCCTGCAGAAAGTGATTACCAATACGGCGGCCGGGCCTTTGTTGAGATTCCTGCCGAGGAAGTGCTGCACGGTTTCAAGGAAGACCTGGTGGGCCAGCGTCGTGGCTTGCCGTGGATGCTCACCGGCCTGCTGCGGCTGCACCACCTGGACGGATTCGAGAAAGCGTCGGTGGTAAATGCCCGCGTTTCTGCTTCCAAAGGCGGCTTTTTCGAGTGGGATGAGGGCATGGGCCCCGCTGACGAAGAAGACGATGACGAGCCACTGTTTATGGACGCCGAGCCCGGCAGCTATCAGGAATTGCCACCCGGGCTTCGTTTCAAAGGTTGGGATCCACAGTTTCCGAATGGCGAGCTGGCGGCTTTCTCGAAGCAATCATTGCGCGGCATCGCCACCGGCTTCGGTCTGGACTACCCCACCCTGGCCAACGATCTCGAGGGCGTGAATTTCTCCAGCCTCCGCCATGGCGTTCTGAGCACCCGCGATCACTGGATGGAGGATCAGGAGTGGCTGATCGAGCAGCTGCTGGAGCCCCTGTTCCGTGCGTGGCTTCCCCGAGCACTGCTGAAAGGCATCACCGTACCCGGCACCAATGGCGCTGTCCTGCGGGCTGACCGGATCGAGAAGTACCGGGAGCACGACTGGCAGGCGCGCCGCTGGGACTGGGTGGACCCGGACAAGGACAGCAAGACCGCCGCCCGGGATATCGCCAACAAGATCAAATCCCCAAGCCAGGTGATCCGAGAGCGCGGCGGAGATCCCCGCACCGTGTGGCGCCAATGGGCCGCCGATCGCCAGGCCATGATCGCCGCCGGCATTCCCGAAGAGATAGTGGACGCGACCCTGGGCGGGCCGGTTCAGACACCAACCGCTGGCAATACATCCGAACAGGAGCCTACCAATGGAGAAACAGAGCAGTCGTGATCGGCAGCTGCAGCCGAGCAATCAGGCTCCCGAGCCTGTAGCCGCTTGCCCTGTCGACAAGCGAAAAGCACTGATCGGCAGCATGCAGACCCGGAGCGTTACCGAGGAGCAGCTGCGCAAACTGAAATCTGAAAGCCTGCGGCGTGATTTGGTAACTGCCGAAGTTCGGGCACTGGATGAAGAGAAAAGAACGGTGGAGCTGGCCTTCTCCAGTGAAGCCGAAGTGGAACGGTGGTTCGGCATTGAGGTGCTGGACCATACGGAAGGCGCGATGCGAACCGAGCGCCTTGAAGACGGCGCCGCAGTTCTGGTTAACCATGATTGGGATGACCAGGTGGGCGTTGTTGAGTCCGTCACGTTGGGAGCAGACCGGAAGGGCCGGGCTGTGGTGCGCTTCGGGCGTGGAGCGCGTGCTTCTGAGGTGTGGCAGGACATTGTTGACGGCATCCGTCGCCACGTATCCGTGGGCTATTCGATCCATAAGGTAGAGGTCGAAGAGCGTTCGGGGCTGGCGGACATGGTGCGCGTCATCGATTGGGAGCCTCATGAGATCAGCATTGTCTCCGTTCCGGCGGATGTTTCGGTGGGCGTTGGTCGCTCAAAGGAACCACTGCCAGCGGAGGGCAGAGAGCCTGACTCAGATACTCCCAGTAACCCTTCTGCGAAGCCAAACGAAAGAGGCAGCGATATGGAAAAGATTCTCCGCGACGACAAGGGCAACCTTGTACGCGCCAAGGTAGACGACCAGGGCAAGATTCTGGAAGTCCTGGAAGTCATCGAGCGGGCTGGCAAGGCTCACGCTGAAGCACGCGATGCGGGCAAGCAGCAAGAGCAGACCCGTGTAAAAGCCATCATGGACATGGGCCGCCAGTACGAAAACATGGACCTGGCCGGTAAATTCGTCTCCGAGGGCAAGTCTCCGGAAGAGTTCCAGCGGGCCCTGCTGGACGAGATGTCCCAGCACCGCTCCAAGAACCTGAACGACAAGGGTGAAGGTACCGAATCCCGCTCTGC